ACTATACGGGTCAATGTACACTTTAAATCTACCGTTAAGAACACCTGCAAAAGTATTACCTGTGTCATCAACATTTAGATTGTTGTTAAGAGCTGGAGTATAGTCTAATACACCTGCCATTTGTAAAGCACTCGCTACATCAGCTGAAGTAATGATAATGTTACCTTTACCTCTTCTTGTTCTTTGAGCGATTCTGTTTGCATCTCTTTCCAATTGGAACATAAGACCTTTGAATCTCTCAACAGACCATCTACCGTTTGAGTCAGTATCTAAATCAAAGATACCAGCAGTAGTTACTGTGCCTGATGGAGCACCTTTTTCTGCGTTAATATAGATTGTTCTAACAACTTCTCTATTGATTTCCGCTAAGATTTCAGCAGATAGGATGTTAGCAAGTTCTGTTTCAGCATCTAAACCGTGGATAGCTTTTAAGTCTTGTGCTAATTCCATAGTGTATTCTGCTTTAAGAGCTCTTGACTTAGCAGTCACAGTTGATTTCTCAATTGAGAATGCCATTTCAGCAAACTGATTACCAGAGGCATCGCCTAGGGCTTCAGCAGCAGCTGTAGTCATACCAGTACCTTGTGTGTAAGTACCAGCAGGTGAGTCGTTAAGAACTTCTGGATTTGTGCCAGCTTGTGCTGTAGATGAGAAACCATCAACAGATGACCCAGCAGCATTTCTGCCTGAGAAATCTGAATCAGCTTCGTCAAATAAAGCTTCAGTACCAGTTTGTGACTGATATCTACTTCTCATTGCAAAGATAAGACCAGTTGGTCCAGACATAGGCTGAACACCAGCAATATCGTATGCGATAAGATTTGGCATTGCTCTTCTTACTAATGAGATTAAAATTGGATCCCAATTAGAAATAGAAGCACCAGTTGAGTTTGTAGGTGCAGCTTCGCTTAAGAAAGCAGCATCTTCTTTCATTGCACGCTCTTGGTTTTCCAAGATTGTAGCAGTTACAGCTCGTCTATATGAGTCGTTGATTTTTGGTAAATCTGCGTGCTCTAAGACTGGCTGCCATTTTTTTTCAAAAGTTTCAGATAAGTACATATCTTTTCTCTCTCCTCTATTATTTCGACAACTTAATGTCTTTAGTTTTAGTAATAGCGGCGGTATAAGCAGCCATGCTTTCCGACAAGTCCACATTTGTGGTTTCGCCTACCGCTACATCATCAATGTCAGATGACACATCTTTCTTCGCACCAAAGTATGATTCTTTGATAGTATCTACTTTTGCTCGGAAATCTGTTTCGCTTGTATAATCAACTTCTTCTGCAAGTTTGTTGAATTTCTCCTTAGCAACATCGCTTAAATCAGAAGCTGCTTCTTTTACGATTTCAGCTTTCTTCATTTCGCCATTTACCTTAGTTAGTTCAACATTCTTTTCGATTGACTCATTTAGCTTTTTCTCTAAATCATCAATCTTCGAAGCTTGGTCTTCTAAGACATTATATTTTTCGTCTGGGACATCAATATAATGGTCTTCGAATAGTTTTTTAAGACCAGAGATAAAATCTTCAGCGATTTCGCCTTTGATTCCTCTTTCCAAAGCGATTTCGTTTTCTTTCATCCATTCTTCTACAACATAGTTGAGATAAGAATCGACTTTTTCAACGAGAGCCGCTTTTTCATTCTCTAAATCTTCTTTCATTTTTTTATCGTAAGACGCATACATTTTTTTCTTCATTTCTGAAACTTTTGATTTCAGAGCAGCTTCAAAAATTGTTGCAGCTTTCGATTTAAATTCTTCAGATAAATCTTCGTTTGCCACTAAAGCATCTACATCAGCAGTTACATCAATGTTATCTTCTTCTTCGATAACTTCTTCAGCAACTTCTGTTGTTTCTTCTTCAGCAGTTTCCTTGATTTCTTCTTCAGAACCTTCTTCAGCTTCAGCTTCCTCTTTCTTCAGATGAGATGCTTCGGGAGCAACTTCAGCTTTCTGTTGAGGGTCGCCAGAAACTTCTTTTACTTTCTTTGTGGCGTCAGGATTGCTGTCTGTAGGTTTAACTACAGCTGCACCTAAATCTTCTGCCTCATTTGAAAGGTGTGAAGGTTCAGCCGCTACAGCATTCTTTTTCGGAGCGTCAGCCTGCGGATTAACAGCATTAGCTTCTTCTACAGTCTGCTCTTTTAACGCCTCAATTTTTGCTTCTGTTTCGGCCATTGAGAAATCTCCTTTAAGTTTTTATAAAATTTTATAAAATTTTCTTTTCTTAGAATATATTTATAAAACTACAGTTTTCTAATGAACGATTCAAAGACTTTTAGTTTTGCTTCTTCTAAAGCTCTTTGTTTCGCACTTCGAACTTCTTGTTTCCAGGCTTCAATATCCTTTTCAACAAGAACACCATTATCCCATACCCACTCTTTATTCTCCATGATACCTTGTACAAAGGCGTCAGGAGCGCTTGGGTCTGCGACAATATCAGCGGCAGTAGCTAAATAAAAGTCGTCTTTGACATAGTTAGCACCGTTACGCTGTATTAGGGACCCCATACCACGACTAGATACGCCCAATTGAGCGCCTTCATCAATAAGACCTTTTACAATCTTACCGTATGGTGTGTCCATAATCTTTGCTTCACCGATAAAGTTTTTGCCATCTGGATGTAACTTAGTAATCATGTGTGATACTCGCTCTAAGTTAACTGTAGGACCGTCAGGATGACCTAATTCTCCGAATGCTCGCTTTTTATTGATGAATTCTTTGTTATATCTTAATACTTCTTTCTCAAGGACTTCCATAGGGTATACTCGGCCGTTTCTGTTCTTCATTTCGGCCTGTAAAAAGATACCTTTTATTTTATAATTTTTCTTGCCGTTAGTTTCTTCAACCAAATATTCGGCATTTGATACTTCTTCGGAAATTAGTTTCATGTGTTTAATCTCTCTTTTGTATAATATTTATAAAACTTTTTACCTAAACTCTATAATAATCGTATAGTTATCGCCATTTGCGAAATTTTTTGTAGATAAAAGTACATCTCCAGTAGGTGTAGTTGCGTTATTTGGTATCTCATCTCCCGCTGGTCTCAAATCCCAATAGCCGTTTCCTGATAGAAAAGCCGCTGTGGCATTTGTAGCCCCGTCCCAAATCAACTCTACGGCAGACTTGTTATTAGCAGTATTGATAGAATACCAAATCTTACTAATCTTTCTATTGCCATCTTCCGACATAAAAGTTAATTCTGAAGCATCTACTTTTTTTACCTGAGTTTCGCCAGTACCATCTGAGATGTTTGTTAATTTCGTAACAAACTTAACACCAGAGGTATCAGCTATAGTTTGTGTTGTTACTGTGTCTGCCATTATTTGTATCCTGCCTCTTTATGACATTCAATTACAATATTATATTTTGTAACTGCGTCACTACTGTTTAGTAATATATCTCCAATAGGGTCTTGTATCTTAACTTCGTCTGGCTTTAGTCCCCAATTACCTCTACCAGATATTACAACTTTTTTAGTTGCATCATTTTTAAAAAATACTGTTATCTGTCCAGTACCTTCAATTTCGTATTGCATATTTGCAATTGAAACTTTTGGTTCACTTGAAGCATTATTAGAACCTACTACATCAACTAACTTTTGTTGAAACTCACCACCTATACCGTTTGAGTTTACAATTATCTTAAAGTCGTTATCGACTAATTTAGATGTTATAATAGCCACAATTAAAATCCAATATGACCTGAGGTACTATCATAGAAAGTTTTTGATAACTCACCACGCTCTTTTGTTTCACCAGCTTTTCTTGTTTTAATATAAACTTGAACCGTACGACTATCACTAGGATGTGTATAAGTTCTTATACCACCAGAAATAACTGAGTTTACACCATCAGCCGAATCAGGATATGTGTCGCTAATTGTAGCGGCGTTATCATATTCCCAAATGTTATCTGAACCTGGTACTGTAACCCATGCCATTTTTATTCTCCTAATTGTTCGTCTAATTCTTTGTCAAAATAATCATAAAACAATTGTGTATTAATATTATGATGTTCAGCAATTTTATCAACTGCTGATTCAAATTTTTCTATAATATCACCTGTTTCTTTTTCAATTAAATTGAACACATCTGTTATCGCTTCTTTCATCAAAGGCGATAAAGACGCAAACGACTTTGAGTCGATTAAATCTTTGTTTAATAAATTACTCAGTTTCTTTTGCATCTTGCGTTAAATCAATTTCTGCTTGACCGTCATTTACTTTACCCATTGCAACAACATTACCTTGTTGGTCAAATGTCGCTGGGTCAGCAATCTCAGGTTTAGGGTCACTATGTGGCATAGCCTCATTAGTTGTTTTATTAAATAAAGAAGAAGCTAATT